CTCTTAAGCCTACACCTATTGAGCCGCAAGGAACGCCCATAGCCAGCACGTTGCATTGATTATTGCCTACCCCCTCCGTTGTAACGGACCGGGTAGGCAAATTTTTTTTATGCGCGCTGGCCTCTTATATAGCGGATACGCGCAGAACATCTAAATTCACTCACAACCGAACAGCTACACGCAATGCTATGACTACCGCCGAAGGAAAAATTTTCAGGTTGATTGAAGAAAGTCGCACTGAATTAGCTTCAATTATTTTACGGAGAATTTCTAATAACGAGAAATTGCAAACGGCTGACAAAGTTTTACTTCATGTCGCAAGGGAGATTCAATTGATATTGAAGGAATCAGAACCGGACAAAAATTTTGATACCAACGGTAGGGCTATATGAAATTATTCCTTGACGACAAAAGGCAACCTGATAGCTGCGCGCGTTATATGAAGAATGGAATCTATAGAGAAGAGTGGACCGTTGTAAAAAATTACATTCAATTTCTTCACGCTGTCGTTTATAATATTGAAGACATTGAAGTAATTTCTTTCGACTACGAATTGAAGAGCGGAGAAAAAAACGGTCTTGATATAGCCCAATGGTTGCTTGCGTATTACAAGATGAAGAGAAAAAAGTTGCCGAAGATTTTAATTCATTCGGAGCACGCGGCGGGTAAAATAAGACTTGAACAACTGTTTAAATCTAACGGTACGGCTATATGACAAAGGAACAGGAAGCGGAAGTAATTCAATTCGTGAAGATTCAAATTCAAGAGGCAATTGGACGTGCTAACTTAATGGCTATACTTCAAGACTTGCATTTAACGCCGGAGCAAAAAGTTTTGCAATGTGATGAAGTATTGAAGGGAGTCAAGGCGGCGATTGAAAAAATTAAATCCAACGGTACGGCTATATGAAATCACTCATTTATTATCTGCAAATCGGTCCACTAGGTTTAACTTTTTGGTTGTTGTGGAAGGGAGTGCAATTTCTCGAATGGATATTGAAGGGAATTTTTACTTTTGCTAGGAAGGCAATTGAAGGAAATTGATACCTATATATATAGAGTGGAATAACTAACTTGAATTACCTATGAAAATCACATTCTTTATTTTTAAAATTGCGACAACTTTTCCTCATGTTGTAATGGATATTGTTAACGGTCCGGATACTGGTAAAGCGTTAACATTCGAAACGTATGTCGAAGCAGAAAAGTGGATTGAAGAGCAGCGAAAAATTCCGGACTATTATGTATATCAGATCCAAAAATTTTATGTCTAACGGTACGGCTAAACAAAATTGATATGTATATTGACGATAACGAATGGCAATTTAATGAGCGTGAAAGAAAGTTGAAAAACTTTGCGCTTTATCTTTGTGTTGGAATAATTGTAATACAAATATTTTTTCTGTCGTGGTACAAAGGACAATTGAAGAACTGCAAAAATGCCGTTGAAAAAATTCAGATACAACGGATGGGCTAGATAAAATGGTACAGCAAGCCGCGCCAATATCGCCCGCCCCCGAATACGAAACGGGTATTGTATATCTTGTTAACAAAATGATGTTGGACCGCTATCATACAATAGCGCACGAAGGGGGTACACGCAGCGGCAAAACTTACAACACAGTTTTATTTTTTATTGATCTTGCACTTGAACGTCCGGGCCTTGAGATTTCTATCACTAGTCGTGACCTTCCGCATTTACGAAAAGGCGCGATGAAAGATTTTGAAGAAATAATGTTAGCCCGTGGGTTGTGGGAAGAAGACCGATGGAAAGAAACCGATCACACCTATAGATTTCACAACGGTAGCTATATTGAATTCTTCGGAGCCGACGACTTAGGAAAAGTTTCCGGACCCGGCAGAGATTATTTATTTTGTAATGAAGTTAATTTCTTCAAGTACATTGTCTTCCGTATGCTTGTAGTGCGGACGCGTAGGGGTGTAGTTGTAGACTACAATCCTATTCATCCGAAGCATTGGGTTTATGATAAAGTTCTTACACGTCCGAATTGTTACTTGTGGCAGTCTACTTATATAGACAATCTTCCTTTTCTTCCACAATCACAGATCGACGAGATAAGCGCGATGGTTGAAATTGATCCGGAGTGGGCGCGCATTTACGTGTATGGGTTACGTGGTACGTTACAGAAGGGACAAATCTATAAGGGATGGAAGCCGATTTCAATTTCTGAATACAACGCAGTGGCTACACGTGAAGTGTACGGAGTAGATTGGGGTTATTTTCCGGACCCGAACGCAGTCATAGGAGTGAAGATTCAAAACAACTCTAGGTATATACGTAAAGTATTGTATGAAAGAAACATGAGCGACGAAAGTTTCGTAACTAAATTGAAGGGCTTAGGTCTTAATTCGTCTAGCATTATCGTTGCGCCGACTGATAGCGGCGGCGCTAAAGCCTGTCAATATTTAAGAGCCAACGGATTCCCAATAACATATACGATAAACAAACCGCCCGGCTCTATTAACGTTGGAATAAAAGCATTGAGAACCAAAGAAGTATTTTATGTAATGGACAACGAATTGGATTTTGAAATTGGCAACTATACTTATTTGTTGGATTCGAACGAAGAAATCACTAGCCAGCCCGTTGACAAACACAATCATTTACTTGACGCAACTAGATATGTGGAATTGTATAAACCTTATCTGTAAAAAACTTTGTTACATATACACTCCGTTGGATACGTATTGTGACGGTTGGTGTATTGAATGTGACGGCGGATGTTTAACGTACAACAAAAATAAAAAACATGGCAGCAATAATAAATTTAGATAATTTTCCGGCACAAAGTCCGTTGCTTGGAAAAGCAGTAGACGTATCGTTTGAACACGGACGTAGTGCGCGTGTAGCAGCTACGTTAGTTCGATGTGATATTGAACCTCCGTTTATCACAATTGTTAAGCTATATGATGGTCGCCACGTACTGGCTACTGAATGTTTCATAGGGCTGCCGTCTTTAGTGTAGTCGTATAGCCCTACGGTTGTTGAAATTTGCCCCTATTTTCATAGGAGAAAGCCGTGCTCTAGCCTACCGTTGGGTAATTTTTGCCCTAAAACTACCTGACTTTTGTGGTCGAAAAGTCAACTTTTCATAGGAGAATAGGAATTGAAAAGCGAATTTCCGTTCTTTGCGCTACGTGTAGTTTCTTTTTTTTCAGTCCTAATCGGTAGGCCGTACCGTTGTTCCGATATTCAACGGTACGCCTACTGATTATTTAATCCTTAAACCAATGAAATGAACTTAAAAAGTTTCCTTCCAACGCTACCGCTAGGGTTCAATAATCTTTTTCGCGGTATGGTTTCACCACGAAGCGAAGGCGGCAGCACGTTTTATTTTATGCGTGGTGCAACGGTAGAGCTACCGTTTAAGACAGGCTTCGAAATGGCGCAAGGTATTCCACACTTAGGCGCTGTCATTGACAAAGGATCTGAAATGTTTTCGGCGGTTAGCTTCAAGGTTGTAAGAACAGATACGAAGGAAGAAGAGGTCGATTATAAGCATAGGCTTAACGTTGTATTGAAGTCTCCTAATAAAATGCAGACTTGGAAGCAACTTCTTTATATGTCTTATACATATAAGATATTGAGTGGAGCGGCATTTTTATTTCCCGGCTTCGGCATAAGTAAAACGCCTTCTGATCTTGCATACCTTTCGGCAATTGATTTCGACAGCTACACGAAGCGAACTAATTACAACGTGCGGTCTATTGAAAATCCGGACCCGGATGAATTGATTGATGCGATAGATTTTTATTTCAAGTATAGCCCGTCCGTTAGTTTGAAGCCTTCCGAATTGATGTGGATCAAAGATAGGTTTTCAAATTACGTCGATGACTATTCGCGAATAACTTCGCTCGAAAAAAATTTAGAAAATATTTACAAGGTACTTGTTGCGCGTGGAATTCTCATTGACAAAAAAGGTGGCATTGGTATGATAGCCGGTAACCAAAAGGATTCGGGTATGTCCGTACCGTTGCGCCCACGGGAGAAAAAGAAATTGGAGAATGCCGTTAACGATCACAACTTAGGCGCTATGGGCAAATCTATAATGGTCACCGATGTGCCATTGAGATACACGCCATTCGTTTTCCCCACTAGAGAATTAATGTTGTTCGAAGAAATCGAAGACGACTTCAATACTATTTGTGATCGTTGTGGTATAGCCCGCGAGTTGTTCGACGCGCAAACTACTTTTGCGAATAAAAAAATGGCAGAGACTTCGACGTATATAAATACAATAGCCCCCGCGTGGAAAGATTTTTTCGAAGTTCTAAATAAAACGTTGAACACTTCGGCAGAAAAAATTAGAATTGATCCGGTCTTCACTCATGTTGAAGCGCTGCAAAGAAATGAATACGAAAAAAATCAAGCGGAACAATTGAAGTCAACGGTATTGCTACAGGAACTTGACAGAAACATAATTGATATAAATGAATACAGACAACAGATGGGCTACGCGGCGAAGCCCGAAGCCGAAGAAGTTGACGCGCCAGCAAGTACGAAGGAACAAGCGGCCCTTAGGGGAAGCGTTGGCGGCGTGCAAGGTATTCTGGCTGTTCAAGCAAGCGTTTCCAACGGTACGACTAGCCGCGATGCCGCGCTTTCGATCTTTACAATTATCTACGGATTCACAAGCGACCAAGCAAACGACTTGCTAGGCGATCCGGAAGAAATAACGGTAGCCCTACCGCAAAACGGTCAAAAGAAAAAACGCTTACTAATATGACAACAACTTTTAAAGATCGTTTGCAACTTGAAAAAACAGAGTTGAACGAAAAAATTTCCAAACTAAATTTATTCCTAACGGGTGAAAAATTTAGTTCGCTGTCAGATATACATAAAGATTTGCTAACGCGACAGCTATCCGCAATGCAAATATATTGTCAGATTTTGGAGGACAGACTTTACCTATTGAAAGATGAAAACTAAAACACTTCGACAACGAAAGTTAGAGCAACACGCGGAGCAGTGGGGGCAACGGGGTGCCAAAGCGCACCGCTCAATTTTCTTCAAAGATTTTCCTTCGATACTTTCATTGAAGAACAATGAAGCCGGAGAAGAAATTGCAACGGGATACCTAAACGCATTCGGTGTAAAAGATTCACAAAAAGATATTGTACATAAGGGAGCCTTCGCGAAGTCAATTGCGGATAGGGGTCCCGATAGTACAACGCCGCGCAAGATTGCATTTCTATACGCGCACCAAATGGAAGTTCCTATAGGGAGATTCACGAAGTTGGAAGAACTAACGAAGGGGCTATACTATGAAGCGAAGCTAGACGATATTCCTTTTGTGCGCGACACGATCAAGCCGCAATTGAAAAGCGGTACGCTCAATAACCACTCCGTTGGTTACAATTATAATTACGAAAAAGGAAAGTACGACGAAGAGAAAGACGAATATCATTGGTACGAATTGGAAACTTATGAAGGCAGTCTTCTAACGTTGGGGGCGAATCCGGAGACACCGTTCGAAGGATTCAAAAGTTTTATTAACGGACTGGCTACTGTTAATGAGTGGTCCGATCAAGCCGACAAACTTTTAAAATCCCTTGACTATAAAAAAGAAATTGAATTGCGAAATATTTTACAGAAGTATCAGACACTTATCGAACACATTGCCGGAGAAATTACCACAATGAAAA